ATAGTCATTAGCAACCAAAGAAGATGATATATTCTTGTCTGCTTTAGTAAAATGAGAATTTTTGCTCATAGTGTAGATGTCCTCTACTATTGCAACTCCACCTTGATTTCTTGTAGGAGTATTCCCAGATGTGTCAATGGTTCTTGATACGTCACACTCATAAATATTATGTCTTTCATTTTTGGTGTTTTCTGAAGTTTGTCTTATATCGTAGACTACAAATGGTTGGTTATTTCCACCTTGTCCTAAGTTTGATGCAAGTGTTTGTGTCTCTTTTAATGGTCCTTTATACCTTGAGTCTTGACTGTGATTTTCAAAAACGAATGGTGCAATTCCTCCACTTGCTCTCAAGGTTCCACTTTCATCAGAATAAAAATCCATCCTTTGACCACCTTGGTCATTTAAACAGATTGTTTTATTAAAGCTTTCTTTAATGGCTCTGGTATTTCTTTTTCCTTTCTCGCAGCCCTCTGAAGTATCCCCTGACAAGCTTTTTTGCTCAAATAATATTTCTCTGGAACTTCCTCCATCAAGATCTGCGACAAGGAAGATTCTTCTCCTTCGTTGAGGTACTCCGAAGTATTTAGCATCAAGGACTCTCCAAGCAAGGGAAAAATTGTCTCCCAGGATTTCTCCTGCTTTTTCCCATTTCTTAGGTCGAGTAAGTTTAACTGTGGAATCCTTAATTCTTGTAATTTCTTCAAGGACGCATCTAAAGTCTTCTCCTTTGTTTGATGAAAAGGCTCCTGGCACATTTTCCCATAGTAGGTATCTTGGATACTTACCATTACTTTTACACCTCATTTCTTTTATAACTCTAATTGCCTCATAAAAAAGGTTAGATTTTTTCCCTTCAAGTCCCGCCCTTTTACCAGCAATAGATAAATCTTGGCAAGGACTACCAAAGGAGATAATATCAACAGGTTCAATTCCAGACCCGTCGATATCTTTTATATCTCCTAAATGTTTAACTTGAGCTAGATTTTTCTGCGTAACTCTTATTGGAAAAGGCTCAACCTCCGATGACCATATAGGATCTATTTCACAAAAAATAGCAGCTAAAGTAAATCCTCCACTGCCGTCAAATAGTGAACCTAATCTTAATTCTTTATTCAACTTTTACTACCTCGGAGTATTTGTACTCTTTGCCGTCTCTTAAAAGGCTTACATCTTTATCACTACCAACTAATTCAATAAATCTATTTACAATGACATCTACAAATTTTTCATCAAGTTCTATAATCCTACAAATCCTATCAGTTTGTTCACAAGCTATTAGTGTACTTCCACTTCCACCAAATGGATCAAGTACAATGGAGTTTGTCATTGATGAGTTTTTAATCGGATAAGATAAAAGTGGAATAGGTTTCATAGTAGGGTGGTCGCCATTTTTTCTTGGTTTATCAAATTCCCAAATGGTAGACTCCTTCCTTCCTGTATACCAGTTGTGTTTTCCTTTTTTCTTCCAACCATAAAGAATTGGTTCATGTTGCCATTGATATGGACTTCTTCCAAGTACAAGGGACTGTTTCTTCCAAATACAAGTACCAGATAAATAAAAGCTAGCGTCTTGAAATGCTTTTCTGAAATTAAGTCCTTCTGTATCTGCATGAAAAACATATATCGATCCATCATCTGCAAGGAACTTTTCCATATTTAAAAAGGAACTTAGTAAAAATTCGTAAAATTTACCTTGCTCCATATTGTCATTTTTAATTTTCCCAGCTAATCCTTCATAGTTTACATTGTATGGAGGGTCTGTGATGATAAGATTTGCTTTTGATTCTCCCATCAATTTTTCGTAAGTGATCTCATCTGTAGAATCTCCACAGATGACTGTATGCTTGCCTAATGTCCATATATCTCCAGCCTTTGAAAAAGTAGGTTTTTCTAATTCTTCCTCTACATCAAAGCCATCATCTTCTGTATCATTTCCTAGATCAAAAATATTAGATAGTTCATATTGTGAAAACCCAGTAAGTTCTACATTAAAACCATAATCTTCTAGAGATTCAATTTCTACTCTTAATAGTTCTTCATCCCATCCAGCATCAAGAGCCATTCTGTTATCAGCTAAGATATAGGCTTTCTTTTGTGCCTCATTTAGATGGTCTGCAAAGACACAAGGTACTTCTTTTATACCTTCTTCCTTTGCTGCCATAATTCTTCCATGGCCTGCAATAACTCCATAGTCTTTATCAATAATTACAGGATTGATGAAACCAAACTCTCGAATTGATGAGCGTAGTTTATTAATCTGATCTTGTGAGTGAGTTCTTGCATTATTTACATAGGGTACAAGTTTTTCAATATCAACTAATTTCATTTCTTTGGTTGTAATCATATTAGCCCCCATTTAGCAAATTCCTCAAAACCACCAATAGAGTTAATGTAGTTTCTAGCAATTTCTACAATTTCAGAATATGGTCTACCATCAACAGTTTCATCTCCGATTGCACAGGATAATTCAATCTCTCTATTTTCATCTTGTGCCTTTAGGTGGGCATAAATATTAATTGATACATCAGCCTTGGATAGGTCTTTACCATGAAGACCTCCACCTGTTACTGCTCGTCCCATATCAGAGCCGAGTTTTCTATTAGTTGCTCCAGTATCAACATTATATCCTCCAGTCCAATCTCCTAATGGATTTACAATTCCTCTTGGATAAATTGATTTTAAAATTTCTGTAGATACATTTGACTGGCAAATGATAAGTTTATCTCCATCAAGAATATATTTCCCATCATAAGGATAATTAGAGTATATTTCACGAGCAATTAAAGATAATTTATTTTCTTCATCTGATGTGGGTACTCCCTTAAAGATTCCATTGTCACCACATCTTATCTTTCCTTTTTGATTATTTGATAGGTGGATATCCTGTTCTACTATTTTAATATCTGCTATGACATCTCCCGTTATTCTCCTAATCGCTGTTTCAATTTCTTTTTTATTTAACTTGCAGTCCGTTTCTATAATCACATGACAATTTCCATGCCCTAGCAAAACTTCAACTGCTATTTTAGGATTTTCTTTTTCCTTATATGCTAAATCTACAATTGCACCAGCAATACAATCTGCTATTTTATCTGGATGCTTTGGATTTACTTTTTCAAACAAATTTATTACCTCCTCTGCCTTAGTAATTTTTCCATCATATCTTCTCCATAGTCTTCATATACTTCCGTGCAGTTTTCTTTAACTATGTCATAAATCTCGTACCATAGAAGATTGGCCGTCTTTTGAAACTGGCTAGACATCTGTACAAATGGAGATGCAATAACTCCACCAGTTGTAGGATGCTTTCCTAAAAGTCCAAATTGACTTATTGCCTCTTCACATTGAATGTATCTTGCAAAAGCCTGGGAGTATGATTCTAATAATCTTGGATTTACTAAGTTTTCACAGTTTCTCTGTTTTAACCATCCCCAAGTCTCTTTATATATTTCATCAGCACCAAGTGGTATACCATTTTTTTGTTTTGCAGATAGATAATCACTAGGTGTTGGCATATCTGTTCCATCAAGAACTGCACCATCTGGTAAGTCAACTGCATCCATTTCTTCTGGAGTGAATGTAGGAATATCGTTCATTAAAATTTCTACCTTTTTACCTTTTTCTATTTTTTCAGCAGCAGGCTGTGGTTTCCCTCCTGCTTTTACTCTTCTTCCACCTCTGTATGTTCCGTCCTTAGCGATAGTATCACCTCCTAATTCATCATCTTCTTTAATAGGGCCTTTGAACCCGTTTTTTTGTGCGTGAGAGGGCGGCACCGTTGGTAGGGAAATCAGTCGTAGAGATTAAGACTCCCCCTCCCCACGGAAAACTATCCTCCAAATCTATCTCCACTCTTTGCATGAATTTTTGAGTGACAAGATTTACAAAGACTCATAAGATTGTCCTCGTCATTAGTTCCACCAAGTGAAAGAGGAAGTATGTGATGTACTTCCTCTACCTTTGTCATTCTATTTTCTTTTAAACACATTTCACAAAGTGGATGCTCTGCTACATATCTTTTTCTTATAACTCTCCATGCTTTCCCATAACGCTTATGAGTTTTAGGATCTCGTTTATATTTTTCATAGTTTTTGTTGTATTCTTTCTCATGTTTCTTACAGAATCGTCCATCAACTAATTCAGGACAACCTGGATGTGAACATGGTCTCTTAGGTTTACTTGGCACTTTATCACTCCATAAAGAAAGCCTCGAAGATTAAATCTCCAAGGCTCTATTAATTATTCTTTTGCTATTTTAATAATACTACAACTCCATAGTGACATTCTATGACATTTCATGACAGGATTTGATTAGCTTTGAAGTTTCTTTTAACCCCAGATTGTGAAGTCTATGAATATGTCTAATATCATAATTCATCTCAAAAGCAATCTTCTCCCAAGAGTCAAAACACAGATACCTTTTTTCTAGAATTGCTTGAAGTTCTTTGTTTTCTACTTTTTTAATTACTCTAACAATTTCTGCTTTAAGGTCCACTAGTTTATCTATATCTCTATTAATTTCTTCTTGTAGGTCGATAATTTTTACAATGGTTTCTTCAAGCCTAGATGTTCCTCTATTTGGACTCTTCGGCATATCTGATAGAGTAGCATTTGCTTTTGTCGCTAATGCATTTAAGTTTTCTACCTGTTCTAGTTTTGAATTTATCCTCTTATCTAAATAAAAGGCTTGTTTTAAATATTCTTTTGTGTTCATTTTAAGCCTCCATGCTTAGGTTGTAATTTTGCTTTAACAGCATCTATCAAGGCATTTTGTGTATTTTCTTTATGGGTTAAAGCTTCAAGAATATCTTCATCAATGGTATCAGCATTTACGATGTGTTGTACCACAACAGTTTGTTCCTCTTGACCTTGCCTATATAATCTAGCTACCGTTTGTTGATAGAGTTCCAAGGACCAAGTAAGACCAAACCAAACGAGATGATTTCCTCCCTTTTGTAAATTTAAACCATGCCCCGCACTTGCAGGATGGATTAAACCTACAGGAACATCTCCTGCATTCCATCTTCTAATACTTTCATCTGACTTAAGACGTTCATAAGGAATCTTTTCTTTATTGAGTCTTTCTTCTATTCTTTCAAGGTCATGGGCGAACCAATAAGCTACAAGGACTGGTTTACCATTTGCTGATTCAATAATATCTTCTAAGGCATCCAGCTTTTTGTCATGGATTTTAATAATTTCTTTATCCTCTGTATAAATTGCACCATTACTTAATTGACATAATTTACCTGAAAGGACTGCTGCATTTGAAGCTGTAACTTCTCTTCCATCAATGTATTTTAAGACAAAGCCTTCTTTCATATCTTCGTAGAGTT